TTCATTAGTTCCAGCGCGCGTCCGGACTGCGCCGATATCATGCGCTCGGGGCTGGCGCGATTGCCGTGAACGTTTTCGAGCGCAAACTCGCGAAGGGTTCGCACATAATCGATAACAGCGGCGGACGCAGCGCCATGAATCTCCAAAAGTTTGGCGTCGCCCTTTTCGCTCACGACCAAAGCGTTGCCACCACCCAGGACGTGCTCGCCCGTTTTCGCAGGCTCTTTGACCATCATCACGGGGTCGGAGCTGTATTTTAGTCCCCTGCCGACCTGGCTAAGCTGGTACTCAATCTCGATCTGCGTGTCGATTGCGGCCTTGAATGTGCATTCACCGTCAATTTCATCGCCACCCGGCAGGTTCTTGATCCATACGATCGGGACGAAGCCAAGGCCATGACGGACGGTATTGCGACTATCAACCTTCGGCTTCTCCTCCACGCCCCATTGCGACGTGCCATAGTCTTCCGGAAGCCGAATGCCGTACGCAGCCTTGATCGCCGCATATCCCGATCGCGGCCGATCAGCACCGCCCACCTTCCAGGGGAGGAACCAAGTTTCGAAATCACGATCCCAAACGCGCTGGAACCAGTAGTCCGCATCTGCTTCGGCCTCGTCTATAGTGTAGCCTTGGCGTTGCAGCGTGCGTCCGTTGACTTTACGCTTTTCAGTCACGGAAAGCAGCGTATCCGGCGCCTCCGCATCCCATGTCGGTGTTAGGTAGAGTGTATCGAGGACACTGAAGAACAATCGGCCCTTTAGTACTCGCATCAGCACCGCAACCGAGCCGATCGAGCCGCGTATTGCGGCATCGATCAAGACTTGGTTGAGCGCACTTTCCTTCACGACATCCGCGAGCGTGTCGCGAACACTCGTGTTCAAGCAATCGAAGGTCGGAAAGTGGCCTTCGCTAAAGAGGAGCGCGACGCTGTCCTCGACAACCTGCTTGCAGATATTGTAGCGAACCGACGGTGCCCGATCCCTCAAGGGCACATATTCACCACCAGGTGTCTGATCCTGATGGAACTCATAGGGCATTTCATCATAAAGGGTGCCGTTCAGCACCCTCCGATAGACTTCCAGCTTCCATACACGTTCATCGTAGTCGGACGAACGCGGAATCCGCTTTGCGATCGTCCGAAACACGAATCACCGATCAGCCAGTGCGCCAGACGCGAACCTTGCCATCCTTCCAAGGATGCGCCTCGTATTTCGCACCAGGACGATTCTTGGCGAAATTGTCGGCGGCAGTCTGAAGATCGGCCAAAGTCATCTCGCCGACCTCGAAGCTATCGCCCACACCCATTTGCGCGAATGGCAGCCCGACCGGCGAGGCCGGAACCGGGATGGGAATATTCCCTTCCACACCGCCGATGATCGGCTGTGTGTGCTGCAAGGGCCTTGCCGCGCCCGCGCCCACGTCCGGCCGCAGCCGCTCGGCCTGCACGGAACCGGGAAGCGGCTCGTGCGGCGGGGTCGGAGGAGCCTGAAGCGGGCCAGGCGCAACAGTGCCGGGCTGTGCCACCTGCTGCTGCGCCGCAGCGGCTTCGCCGATAGCCTTCGCCGCATCACCCTGGGTCGGCGTCGTGCCGGGGGGAACGGGCGAAGCGCCGACCGGCGTCTGCGCTGCCGTGGCAGCCGTTGTCCCAGGCGCGGCCGTCACTGACGGAGCGATAGGTGCCGGCTGCGCGGCCGGGCCGGCATTCGGCGCCGAAGGCTGCGCTGTCTGGCCCGTCGGCGCGGTGCCGGACGCCGGCTGCGAAGGCGACGGAGCAGAACCGGAAGACGGCTGATCAGCCGGCTTGCTCTGATCCGTGCTGCTCGTCTTAGGCGCAGTGCTACTGGTCGTATCACTGGCCTTGGTGGTGGTGTCGGCAGGCTTGGTGCTTGTATCCGCCGGTTTCGCCGTCGTGTCAGAAGGCTTCGTGGCCGTGTCCGACGTGGTAGTGCTGCTCTTCGTTGTGTCCGACATTGTCAGGTTCCCTGATTGTCAAGAAACGGCGCGATTGCCTTTCTTTCGGCATCGCTAAGAGCTTCAAGCGTTTCCAACGCCTGCACATGCTCGCGCATGTTTTCGTACGTCATCGACAGCGCATCGTGGTACGGCACGCCCTTCATCGAAAGGAGCAGTGCTCCAACGAAGTGATGATTTTCAGCGTTGATTTCCATTTTTTGCCCTCAGATGAGGCTATTGGTAGCGAGACTTCCGGCGAAAAAACCGAGCGCGAAGCTCATCAACGCCCAAGCGAATGCTGCGATGATCGTGATCATGATTTCGCCTTAGTCCGCTAAGAATGAGCAGACCGTTCCGCGTTGTTGGCTGACGGGGTGGAGGATTGGGTCTTGCGGCGAGCAAGTCCGGCGCACCGCCTTGAACAGTAACGCACAGCAGAGCGTCGATAATCAGAGAGCCGGCGTTGAAACTCCTGACCGCAAATACGGCATGTCAACTGCACATATTGAGTAAAGACGGGTTTCGAGCCATTGGAATATGCTCCGGCTCTACGCGCACATTGACCGCTACAGTACCTTGCAAACCCGCTTTCCAATCGACTTCTGGAAGCGAAGAACTCCGCTCCGCACACCTCGCACGTTCCGATTGCAGACATTCAACTGACGCTATCGATTAGGTTGGGATAACGTGCAGAAAAGAGAGTGCGATGATGATCGCGACGATCGCGATTGCTGTCGCAAGTCCCCAGGGACCGTAACCCATGCGCTTATCAGCGGCTCATGAAGGGAATATGGACGCGGCGTGCGGGTTCGGGCTGCGGTTCCATGATCTCAGTCATCGCCCAAACCAAAGCATCGGCCCGATCGGGCGAGCGGGCACCTTGGTATCCAGCCGCAGAGAACATGCACAACTGGCGCTCAATCTGCGGAAAATTACCGACGTGCTTGACTTTGCCTTGCTCATAAAGAGCGGCGATCGGCTCCGCCCTTACGGCCTTCCCACGAGATGCCTGAATAAGCTTGACTGGCGCAGTTCTTCGAACAGTCTGGATGGTGTGCGACACCATCGCGCCGCCGAAGTTCTGCTCAGCGACGATCCGATCCGCCTTCCAGTTGTCCAACGCGCTGACGGCTGTTCGAGCCCATCCCTCTGGCGCATACCGTCCGGACAAGTCTTCGAGCACGTATCCGTAGCCATCCTTATCAAGGCCGGCCACCACTATGCCGATCTCATCGGACCGCTCATCGTCCGGCCCAGCGCAACCTGACGGGTCAACGGCGACAACGACCCGCTTCATTTGGTTCATCAGTGCTACGCGCTCATCCGGCGTCCTGGGAGCCGGCATCCGATAACGATCAAGCATGTCATGGGTCCAGAAAGCGCCAATGACGCGCCTGACGCACTCGCCTTCCCAAACCGTCATATAGGCGTCTAGATCGCGGTCCCTCAGATCATCCTTCTCGCGGCGCAGCGTATCCGGGAACCAAGGATTGTCGTACCAGTTGACTTTCTGAACGATAGCATTCGACGGCTTGTTCAGAATGAACCGCTGATAAACCTCGTCCTCTTCCAATTCAGGATTGAAGCTAATCCAGATTTCCGACCCTTCTTTACGGATCGTAGGAACAAGCACGTCCCACGATTCCTTGGAGACCGATTGCGCTTCTTCAACCCAGACGCGATCAACGCCCTCAAAGCTTTTTATCTTCGTGACGTTCCTGTGAAGGCCGACGAAATAAAACTCGCTGCCGTTGCCGCACCTAATCGTGGTCTGCTGGACTGCAAACAGCATCGAAAGACCCATTGCTTCTATCTGGTCGGACAGAAGCCTATGAACGCTTTCGTTTATCGAGTTCTGGAACTCGCGAGCACAGAGTATCCGAAGCGGTTGACTTGCGGCCTGAAGAATGAGCGCTCTAGCTATACCCCAGCTCTTCGCGCCGCCTCGCCCGCCATAGAGAACCTTGTAGCGTGCCGGCTGAAAAAGACATTGGAGCTTGCGCGGGAACTCAATCGTCGGCGCGCTTGGGCGGGTCAACGAAGTGGACATTTATTCCAAGCTGTAGCGGCGTTCCATCCGGTCCGGAGTGCTCCATCTGGTACTTCTCGGACCAGTTTGCGCGCGCTTTCATCCAAAAAATGAGAGATGCCGTATCACCAGCGACGGCCTTTGCGAAAAGCGTTTGCGCGACTTTGGCTGTCGCTTTAGCCTCGCCGATCTTTAGCTCTAGGTCGAGATGTTCCCGCAGAGTGTTGTCGGATATACCGAGCAGGCGGGCGATCATCTTATGCGGCAGTCCGACGCCGGCAAGCGTCTCTACTTGCTTCCGCTGTTCGTCACTCGGCCGCCAATGTGGGCGCCCGATGCGCGGCTTCGATGTCTGCGAAGGATCGTCCATTGGATTCTAAGATGGCCTGTTGGCCGGTGAAGTTTTGCCACCGTCGAACGGCGACATCGACGTATTGCGGATTAAGCTCAATGGCGTGGCAGCAGCGGCCGGTCATCTCGGCGGCGATGATGGTTGTCCCGGAGCCGCTGAAGGGCTCATAGAGAGCCTGCCCTGGGGAAGAGTTGTTCTCGATTGGGCGTTTCATGCACTCGATGGGTTTTTGGGTGCTGTGGCCCGTTTCGGACTTCTGCGGCTTGGAGATTTGCCACAGCGTGGACTGCTTGCGATCGCCAAACCAATGGCCGGTAGCGCCCTTACGCACAGCATACCAGCATGGCTCATGCTGCCACTGGTAATGCCCGCGCCCCACTGTAATGTGGCTCTTCGCCCAAATAATCTGCGCTCGGCGCTGAAACCCAGACGCCTCAAGTGATATGATTACCTCATCGTTGCACAGAGAAGCACACCAGACATACGCAACGTCGCCGGGGAATAGTACCCACGCCTCGCGCCAATCCGCGCGATCGTCGTTGGAGACCCTGCCTTTCGCCGTATCCTTGCGATTGCCCATTGAGGGACTGTATTTCGCTGCCTCATCTCGCCACGCTGGGTCATACTCCACCCCATACGGCGGGTCCGTCACCATCAGATGCGGCTTAACCCCCGCCAGCACCTTATCGACCACAGCCGCGTCGGTAGAGTCCCCGCAGATCAGCCGATGCCGCCCGAGAACCCAAACGTCTCCAAGCGCGCTAACCGCTTCGGCCTCGGGCTCCGGCGCATCGTCCGGATCCGTCAGCCCGTCAGTTCGCTCCGCCAGAAGCGCCGTAATCTCGTCCGTCGAGAAGCCGATCAGGTCCAGATCGAAGCCGTCCGACTTAAGATCCGACAGCTCCAGCCGCAGAAGCTCATCATCCCAGCCCGCATTAAGCGCGAGCTTATTGTCCGCCAGAACCAGCGCCCGCTTCTGCGCCGCCGACAAGCCCGACAGGACGATGACGGGCACCGCGCCCATCCCGAGCTTGCGTGCCGCTAGAAGGCGGCCGTGGCCCGCTATGATGCCGTCCTGCTCGTCCACCAGGATCGGGTTCGTCCAGCCAAACTCCCGAATGCTGGCCGCGATCTGCGCAATCTGAGCATCCGAGTGGGTCCGGGCATTCCGCGCGTAGGGGATCAGCGAATCGACCGAGCGGGCCTCCAGCCGGCGGTCAGGGTCGGGCAACCGCAATTCTTGCTTTCCCATCCGCGCTCAGAGCAGCCTGAACACCAGCAGGATCAGCACGATCACCAGCAGCAGCCCGATGATGCCGCCGCCCCAATAATAAGGGTACATCCCGCCCTCAGTCGCACACCCGATGGTGATGCCACCACCGCCAGTGGCAGTGATGCTCATGCCAGTGATGCTCGGCCACCCAGCGCCGATGACGCTGCCAGCGCCAGTAAGCGTCGTGGTCCCAGGAGGCATGGGCAGCCGGAAGGGCGCCCAGCGTCGTGCCAAGCACGACCACGAAGGCGAGTAGCTTGCGCATGAAGGAAACTCCAGAGATGAGACGCCGACCTACGCCGCCGCGTCTTCCTTGGCTCTGAGGCCATGCAGGACAACGGCCGTACACCAGTCGCCGAAGTCCTCCAGGCTCATGTCGCTCTTCATCAGATTGACGGCCCAGCAGACCAAATGAACGTTGCCAGCGTGGTAGCCCTTGCGGCTATCAATTCGGTCCAGGCTGGGCATCTCGGGAGCATCAGTGCCGAGTAGGTCGCATCGGAGCGTCCGCCCGGTCAGGGCGCACTTGCCACCTTGGCGCTTCCAGAGACGCACAATGTCGGCGAGAGCGAGCGTATGGCCGATAAAGCGGTTCCTATTGGCCCCTCCTGCACGCACAAGGGAGGTGTCATACAACCTTGATAGGGCTGCAAGGACAGCCTCTGGAATGCCTCTGCGCTCCGAATCGGAAAGCTCGTGACTTCGCGTAAGGGTTGAGGCACAGCGGGAGCACAGCCAAGCGGCCTTGCTTCCCCTCGAACTACGAAGCCGAAATTCGGCCAGAGCCGCAGCAACGCCGGGAATCCCGCACAGCTCACAAGAGGCGGGACAAGCTAACCTTGAGGGCATACGAAGCCGATGAGTGCGGGAGGGGAGAGGGGCAAGAACCCGAATCGCCGCAACTTGCGGCATTATAGCGATCTTGTGCCCTCTTTTTAAAAACCGCGTCAAGCGGTTCTTTTGGGCAATGAATCTTGCTCGCGGTTTCGTGATAGAAGCGGCAGCGTTTGACGGCTATAGCCCGTCCGGGCAACGATATTGCCCGATCAGCTAGGTCCGAGGCGGATAATGGATTCGAGAGGCGCCCAGGTTGCGCTACATGGGCGGCATGCCGTCTGTGCGTGTCGTTGCCGTGCCTTTGCTTGTCCTTCCGGACTCTATTGAGTTGGGCAAAGGCCCAATCAAACGGGCAAGCCCGGTCTCGAAGGAAGTCAGGGCGCGCGTCGCCAGGAACCTAATCAGCGCCCGCGAATCGGCCGGTCTATCGCAACGCCAGCTTGCTTCTGTCTCCGGCGTCTCTCAACGTCTCATCTCTCAGCTCGAAGCCGGCATCACTAATGCCAGTCTGGACAAGCTGGCGGCGCTTGCTTCGGCCCTTGGGATCGAACTGAAAGACCTCGTGGGTTCATAAACTTTTTGTCACTTCGGATTTTTGCCCTATCCCTCCTACAAAGGGTGCGATACATATTTGTATAGAGTAGGAGCACAAGCACAGATGTCTCGACTGTCGCCGGATATGACCCTTGAAGAGATCGAGCGGGCGATGAAGGACATGCCCTACGAAGAAGGGCGCCTCTGGTGGGGAGAGCGGGAAGACGCCTATTGGCGCAATTTCCACGCAGAGGGCGCGGCGCGACAGCGCGAGCAGAACGCCTAGAATCATGGGGGGGCCGATGACCGAATTCATGCTGGGCTATCTAGCGGGAATTGTCACCGCGCTTGCGGTTGTAGCAACGGTCTACTTCGCCAGGTAGTAAGCGTGCAGTGCACCATAACAGCGTTAAGCTGGGACTTCTGGGCCACCTTAGGTGGTTTAGGGACCGCGTTCCTGTCGGGCGTGGTCCTAGCCCTCGCGGCGGACCATATCGTCATTGATCGGGTGTTGCCGTGGCTCGCCCGGCGCCGCGAACGCAAGGGCCACACGCCATGCCGGCGCTAAGCGTCGCCGCTGCGGTTGCGCTCGCGTTCGGCACGCACGGCAACCCGCCGTGCGTTCCGATGGTGCATGGCCGTGCGGCAGTGCCGGTTGATCTCTTACTATCGGTGGCGATGGAAGAGACCGGCCTCGATCCTTCAAAAATCGGCCACAACCCGAATGGAACCGACGACTACGGCCTGTTGCAGATCAACTCCGAAAACCTCGCCCGTCTTGGCCTGACGCCGCAGAGTGCGCTTGATCCGTGTGCATCGATGCGCGCCGCCTCCCGCGTGCTGCTCGAAGCCTACGATGGAGGGGTGACGGATCGGGAGAGGCTCCGCAGCATCCTTCACGCACTCTCCCGTTACAACACCGGCAGTCCGACACGCGGCACGGCCTACGCCGAACGGGTGCTTGCAACGGCGCAAACCAAGATCATCCCCGCGCTTGCCGAGATCTTGCCGCGCGCGACCGCCAATGCAGTGCCTCCCGAACAAAAGCCGGCCGAGATGCCAATTGCATCCGCGCCAAGCCCTTTCGCGGGCGCGGCAAAGCCTGTCCGA